GACACTTCTAATGCAGAAAGAATGGACTTTATGTTTTATGATTGTACTCAATTCAACGGAGACATATATAGTTGGGACACTACTAACGTAGAAAATATGAGTAATATGCTAAACAACTGCGACTTATTCGACCAATCTCTAGCTGCGTGGTTAATTCCTAATGTTTCTAACTTTACTAATTTTATGCAGAACGCTACTGGTCTTAGTACATCTAACTATGATGCAACTCTTATAGCTTGGGCTGCTGGTGTAGTTGATAACAATATAAGTATAAACTTTGGAGGCTCACAATTTACAGAATCGGCTTATGCTTCAAGATTGAGTTTAATTCAAGACCATAACTGGACTATTGTCGATGGTGGTATATTTGACCCATCTCCAGCCGATTACATAAGCGTATTAAACACAAGAGTAGTAGCTGCTGGAGGAGTAGTAGAAAACACTACAGATAGTCAAGCATTCTTACAAACATTAAACGACATAAGCTAATGGCAGACGGACTATTAAATAAAGCGAGTATTATCTTAACTCCTACTGGTTACAAGGCTGGTACGCTTTACAACGTAGCACCAATAGACGAGCCTTATGAGGACTTTGACTTTGCTAGAGCTAGTGTTGCTAGTCGAGTTAATTCTAGTGGCTTAGTTTCTAATGTAGCTACTGGAGTGCCAAGAATAAACTATGATAGTAATGGAGATAATGGTCATATATTGTTAGAGCCTACTTCTACTAATCTAGTTACTTATAGTGAGGATTTTAGTCAGTGGTCGACAACTAACGCAACTACAACTCAAAACGTAGTAACCTCTCCTGATGGAACTGTTAACGCTAATAAAATAATTGCTACATCTACAACAGGTCAACATAGAGTTAATTTTACATCATCAAATACAAGTGGCTCAACTACATTTAGTTTTTTTGCTAAATCAGCAGAATATAATTCTTGTTGGGCAAGAATAGGTTTAGATAGTGGTTTTTTTGATTTAGAAAATGGTTTAACATCTGCAAATGTAGGTATTACTTCAAGTATAGTAGATTATGGTAATGGTTGGTATAAATGTATTATCACAAAGGCAAGTTCTAACGCAAATGAAGTATGTAGAATTAATGTTACTACATCTTATACTACTACTGCTGATTTTTCAGGAGATAATACAAGTGGTATATACGTTTATGGTGCACAACACGAACAACTATCTTACGCTACATCATACATACCAACACTAACAGGTAGTACAGTTACAAGAGCTACAGAGACTGCTACTGGTGCTGGTAGTTCTACATTAATAAACTCAACAGAGGGTGTGTTGTATGCAGAGATAGCTGCACTAGCTGATGATGGAACTAATAGATGTATTGCTTTGTCAGATGGTACTGCTGATGATAGAGTAACTTTAGTTTTAGGTGATGACTCTAATAAGATAAGAGCAATAGTCAAGAGTAATGGCTCTACTTCATTTGATGAAGAATATACTGTAACATCGACTTTAGATTATCATAAAGTTGCAATAAAATACAAGGCTAATGATTTTGCTTTATGGATTGATGGAGTAGAAAGATTTACAGACACAAGTGGTTCTGCACCTATTGGATTAAATGAATTAGCTTTTGATACGGGTATTTCTATTTTAAATTTCTACGGAAAATGCAAAGCACTAGCAGTATTTAATGAGGCTTTAAGTGATAGCGAACTAACACAACTAACAACGTAATGAGTTTAAGATTAACAGAAATATGCTACCCAGAGGTAAAGAGTTACTACATCGTATGGAACGATAGCGAGGCGATAGTATCGTATGGAGTGCTAGAAACCTATCAATGCTTAGAGACTAAGTGGGACAATGTAGACTTATATACTAAGGAAATAGATTGGATAAACATATTAATAGATAACGGTATTAACCCTTTTCCAGAGCAATGATAGTTTCAGCGCAAATAGATGAGAAAGAGCTAAATTCTTTAATTAAGGACTTAGAGAAACTTAATATGTCTGAAAGTAAAAACAAGACACTATTGAGACAAGGTATGCGTAAAGCTGCTAAGCCTATTTTACAAGAGCTTAAATCTATTGTGCCAGTTGAAACTAAACAACTTAAAAAATCTTTAGCTATAATTAATGGTAAGAACGTAAAAGGTAAGCCACCTACAGTATATGTTGGACCAAGAGTAACTAAGTCATTTGCTACTAAAGAAAAGTCTGGATTTTACTTCTACTTCTTAGAGTATGGATTTAGAGGAATACCAGGACTAAGAATGTTAGATAAGACTGCTGCTAGTAAAGGTAATACAGCTATAAACGGTGTAATAGGAGAAATAAAAAAACTCATTGACAAAAGAATGAAGTAATGGAAATAGGAAAAGTAATATATAATATTTTAAGCAACGATTCAAACGTAGCTCCTTTAGTTACTACAAGTGGTAACTTGAGAATCTTTCCTAGTCGTTACAATTTCCCTACAGACGTTAAGTTACCATACATTACTTATCAGATGTTTGCAGATGAGCCTAACAACACTAAGAACGGAGTAAGTACTTATGACTATGTTAGAGTACAGATAAGCATTTATCATAATAGCTACGCTGATATGGTAACTCTAGCTGGTCACATTAGAACAGCTCTAGACTACGTTAGTGGGACATATAGTGGTGTAGTAGTAGATAAGGTATTTTATCAAGACCAGAATGAGCTATACGATGATAGTGCTGGTTCTATTGGTTTATATGGTATTGCACAAGATTACAGATTTAACATAAATAGATAGATATGTATAAAGTTAAAATAAGTAAAGATATTGAGTTTCGAGGCTTTGAATATAAAGAAGGAGAAACTTATAATGTTAGCAGAAAGGTAAAAGAGTTTTTTAGAAAAA